CAAGGGATTACAAGCCTTCACCGGCATTTCTACTGCTCGAGCTCAAACTCAAAACGCTGCAACCGCTCAGGCCACTTCGGAATCCTCAATCGCACTCCAGGGTGCCCAGTCCGCTCAGGCTGTTGCACAAACTGAAAAAACTCAAGCCGAAACACAAAAGACAATTGATTCCCTAAAAAATCAAAAAGTCAGACGAGAGCTTGAACAAGCTCAAATTCCTCTCGCTAAAACTAAAGAGTCTGCTGCTCAACTTGCCAAAAACTCAGTCGACTCCATTGAGAAATTCTCAGATACATTTCTCAAAAACACTGCTCGTCCTTCTGTCCACAAAAAGACCCTAGAATACACTGGTCCAAAAAACTTCTTCGAGGCGCTCATCGATCGCCGCAACCCAAAAAGGAAATCCAATGGTTACTAAAGAAATTATTACTAAACGCTCTAACGGCTCTCTTCGCGTTCAATCTGTAAACGATGAACCGTCACTTGCCCAACAACATCTCAAAGACTCTGTCTCTATTACTTCAATTCTCGAACGCTATCACCGTACCGGAGAATTCCATCATGTGAATCGTAGCGAAGGCGTCTATGGTGACTTCACCATGTATAACGACTTCCGCTCTTCTATTCACCAAGTCAAAAATGCTCAAGCTCAATTTGACTCCCTCCCCGCCCACCTCCGCTCTAAATTCGGCAACGACCCTGCTCTGTTGATCGAATACCTCCAAAATCCACTCAACAATGAGGAAGCAATCAAACTAGGCTTCAAGGTAGCCAAGTCTGCCCCTACTGATGTGCAAAACGACGATAAAACGACGAAACAAGCACCAGCCCAAGCAGACCCCGCTACCCCAGCCTAAAACCGCTTCCTCACCCCACCCAGAGCCCCGTAAGGGGCTCTTCTCGTTTCTCCTGAAACAAAATTTAATCGACCCCACTTAAATCTAGGTCGGGCGATCACATCGCCGACCCAACAAGCGTAGCGCGTTAGTCAACCTTCACTAAAACGCAAGATTTATCTTGCTGGAACAGTCCCTTACTTGTTATAACTGTTCCAACTGACACCTCTCACGGTGTCAAAAAGGGAATACAATGGCTTTCCGTAAAAAGCTCTCTTCATCTGGCTCTAAACGTCTCTTCTCTAAAACTGCGTCCAAGACGCACTCAAAAAATACCGCACGCCCAATGCGCGGCGGAATCCGTCTCTAAAAAACGAATACCATGAGCAGATGTTATTCCCCTATCGAGGTTTCTCCGAAACTTCCAAACTTTAACGGAAAACCTCAAAAAAGTGATTTCAATAGAATCACTGTACCCTGTGGTCAATGTATCGGCTGTCGAATGAATCGCGCCGAAAACTGGGCATCAAGGATGATGCACGAGGCTTCACTTCATGCTAATAACAGTTTTATTACTCTCACTTATAATGACCACAATCTACCTCACAATGGCTCTCTTACCCCTGGTCACGTCACCCTCTTCCTCAAGAGGCTCCGCAAGGCTCTCAATGGCAAAAAAATTCTCTACTATTACTGCGGAGAATACGGTGATCATTTCTCCCGTCCCCATTACCATATCGCTCTCTTTAACCAAGACTTCTCTGATGATCGAATCCCATGGAGAAACACATCTTCGGGCTTCCCGGTGTATCGCTCTCCTCTCTTAGAAAAACTCTGGACGCACGGCAACTCTGAAATCTCTAACCTTGACTACGACTGTGCGCGTTACGTCGCTGGTTACATCCAAAAAAAAGTCAACGGTCTAAAACAACAATCTCACTACGAAAAACTGGACTCCCTAACTGGAGAACTTACCCATGTGCTTCCTGAGTTTGCTCGTATGTCTCGTCGCCCTGCGATCGGACTCAAATGGATTGAAAAATATACCTCCGACATCTATAATTATGACGTGTGTCTTATTAATCAAAAAAAGTTGCGCCCCCCAGCCTATTATGACAAAATCCTCAAAAAAACCGACCTTCAAACCTATGAACGAGTAAAAATGAACCGCGAGTCTTCACAGCTTCTACCCCAACTAGAGCAACAACCGCTGGTCAAAACTTATGAAGCAAAAGTCCTTGCTTCACAAAAAGTCCAACGCTCCTTAGAAGGAGTACCTGCTCATACTCCCGACAGGGAGCGCCTGGACTATCTTCTCAATCGGCACAACGACTATCACTATTCTTTAAAGGAGAATAAAAATGACAACAAATGCACAACAAACTCACCTCATCTGCGCCATCCTTGATACTAAGGCTGGCATCTACGACCAACCAAGACTCTTCCGAACTAATGCTGACTTCATTCGTGCCTTACAAGTTGCAGCCAAAAACCCGGAAACAATGTTCAATAAGTTCCCGGCTGACTACGATCTCTGTGTCATCGGCAAATGGTCAGAACAAGATGGTATTATGGATACTACCTCTCAACGCCTTGGCTCCGTCCTTGACCTTTGTCCTCTAAACTAAACAACAAGGGGGCATTACGCCCCCTTTATCATAAAGGAATATAAATGGACTCCGAATTACTCAACTTAGTGCAAACGATCTTTCTCGCCGTTCTCGGCTTCTTTGCCGCCAAAAAAAAACCACAAGGAAAATAAACTATGGGACACTCTTCCAATCAATCTCATTTCGCAACCGTACCTCGCGCTGACATTCCCCGCGCTAAATTTAATCGCGATTCCAACCTTCATACCACTATGGATGCTGGCTACCTGGTACCAATTTATCTAGATGAAGTTCTCCCTGCCGATACATGGATGATGTCCGAAACAATTTTCGGTCGGCTAGCCACACCTCTTAAACCCATAATGGATAATCTCTTTGTAGACACTTTCTGGTTCTTTGTCCCCGCCCGACTTCTCTGGGATAACTGGAAGAAAATGCATGGTGAACGCGCCACTCCAGCCGCTTCTATCTCATACACCGTCCCTCAAATTGTATGCAATGACGTTGCCACCGGCACCCTTGCCGATTATATGGGCATCCCCTGCGAGATCGCACAAAACAAGTCTGTCAACGCTCTTCCATTCCGTATGTATAACTTAATTTGGAATGAATGGTTCCGCGCAACCCAACTACAAGACTCTGTCGTCGTCGATACCGATGACGGCCCAGACACCTATGGCGACTATGTCCTTCTTAAAAGAGGAAAGCGCCATGATTATTTCACCTCTTGCTTACCAGCACCCCAATTAGGCACTGCTGTGTCTCTTCCACTTGGTACTTCTGCACCTGTTCTTGGTATTGGTAAAGTTAACTCTACCTTTGGCGGTGCCTCCGGAACCTTTCGTGAATCTGACGCCACTACTTCTGTCTATACTGCCTATGCCAATATCGACCCCGCCTCGGCAAACAATCAATGGGGTGTTGAACAAGGCACTGCCGGCTATCCAAACATCCGCGCCGACCTCTCAACCGCCACCGCTGCCACTATCAACGATCTCCGCGAAGCTTTTCAAACTCAAAGGCTTCTTGAAAGAGACGCTCGCGGCGGCTCACGTTACATCGAAATGCTTCTTGCTCACTTCGGAGTTCAGTCTCCCGACATGCGTATGCAACGCCCGGAATATCTCGGCGGGTCCTCTGCCCGTATTGGCATATCACCAGTCGCCAATACTTCTGACACTGCCACCACTAAACAAGGCGATCTTACTGGTATCGGTACTGTTTCTAATTCTGGAAAGTCTTTTACTTTCTCTTCTACTGAACATGGTTACCTAATCGGACTTGCTTCTCTTCGCGCCGATCTTAACTATCACCAAGGACTTAACCGCCTTTGGACTCGGTCCGATCGCTATGACTTCTATTACCCTGCCCTTGCTCACCTTGGTGAACAATCTGTTCTCAATCAAAAAATCTACATGCAAGGTACTGCTGCCGACACAACCGTATTTGGCTATAACGAACGCTGGTCTGAATACAAATATAAACCAAACTCAATTACCGGAAAATTTCGCTCTGCTGATTCCGCCTCTCTAGATGTTTGGCACTTAGCTCAAGACTTCTCGTCTCTTCCTTCTCTCAACAGCACATTCATCCAAGAGTCTCCACCAATGACCCGTGTAATTGCTGTAACAACTGAACCCCATCTTCTCCTTGACGCTTACTTCTCTTGTTCCGTGGTTCGCCCTATGCCTATGTATAGCGTACCCGGTCTAATCGATCACTTCTAAGGAGTTATTATGG